GGTCAAAATCTTTGGTAAACGTGCCAATGCGCCCAATGCAATTATTGAGTAAGTTTGAGTGAAAGTGGTTGAACCCACGTCATACACTTCAAGGCCAATATCCACAACATTTCCACCAAAAATTGGGATTAAAGTACCAGCCGAATTTTCAATTTGAACCGTGATGCTTGAATTGATTGAAACGGGAATTGTTGCCTGGTTTACATCTATCAATTGAAGGTTGACATAACCCGCTTGCGCTTGTTCATAGATATTGACCCGACCACTGCGAATGGTCAAATTGGCTAAAATTGCATTTGTGTATGAAACACCGTCAATTTCAACATTCCAAATTGGATTCCATTGGGTCATATTCCGACCAAACTATTTGCCCCACCCGTGCCGCGATAGTAAGCATTGTTAAGCGTTTCAACCAACGTTCGTGCGGTGCCTTCTTTGTCCATTGCTCCATTGATCGTGACATTGATAGTTGGTGCGGCTGGTTGCGCTGATGCAGCCAAAATTCCAGCAAGTGAATTTGTGTTGACACCTGAAGTTCCAAATGCAAATGCGCGGTTTGATGCCGCTTCAATTGCTGCAAGGCTTTGTGTTCCACTTGTAAAGTTATCAAATGCACCAGCAATGTCTGTGATTGCTGCCGCTGCTTTTGCTGCTACTACCGCAACGCCTGATGTGCCACCAGTTCCACCAGTTGCACCCGTTCCAGTTGTGCCGCCCGTTGACCCACCACCAGTCGTCCCACCGCCTGTAAATCCTCCACCAGTGCTTGCTCCACCAGTGCTTCCGCTAGTTGAGCCGCCACCCTTAATTGCACCTGGTGCGCCTGACGTGGCAAATCCGTCACCAATTTTAGGTATTGGCTTAATGTCTGCACCTGGTTTGGCTAAATTAACGCCTTTGATAATTAAATTGATGCCGTCAATTGCAGTGTTCAACAATGGCTTAATGGCCGCAAGAACGTTTGAAATCAAATTCAAAACAACGCTGGCAATTGAACCAATTAGGTCAAACGCCTTTCCAATAACGGTTCCAATAATAGGTGCGGCATATTTTATGACATCAAAAAAGGCTTGAAATTCATCTTTGTTTTCAACAATGGTTTCTTTGATTTTATCAAATGCAGATTTCATTCCGTCAAAAATTGGCATAACAAATGACTTGATTGCACCAGCAACGTCAGTGATCGTTTTGCCTAAACCAGTTTCACTTTTAAGACTAAATGAATCGCTAAAAGCCTTGACGATTGGAAGTGCATTTGTATTGATAAAGGTCAACAATGTGTCAAGGATTGGAAGCAATGCAACGCCAATTGTTTCTTTGGTTTCATTAAAAGCCACGCTTAGTCGTGCAATTTTGCCTTCAAATGTTTCAGCACTTTTGCCCGCTGCCCCGCCCCATAAATTGGTCAATTTGCTTTGAATGTCTGTGAATGACATTGTTTTGGCTTGGGCGGCAGTAATGCCCACACCCAATTTGGCCAGGGCAGTTGTCTGCCCGTCATTGGCTTTGGCCAACGCATTTGTGACGGTTTCTAAAGGTTTGCCTGTGGCGGCTGAAACGTCCAGTGCCAATGCCAACAATTCTTGCGCTTTGGTAATGCTTCCAGTGGAAACAACCAGCCTTTGAAGTGCAGGGCGCAAATCATCATCAGCAACACCAGTTGCCAAAGACATTTGCAGGATTGCATCTTCAGTGGCCTTGATTTGGCCGTCAGTGGCGTTTGTGGCACTTTGTAAGGCCAACGCCAACTGGAGTTGTGCCTTTTCATCTTCAATGGCGGCTTTTACGCCGTCAATGCCAATTTTGATTGCGTAGGCACCAGCAGCAACCGCGGCAGCCGCAAATGCAGCACCAATGGCTTTTCCTGCCTTGCCCATTTTGTCGCCAAAAGAATCAACGTTATTTGTGGCAGTTTTGAGCGATTTGGTTAAATTATCAACATCACCAAGAATGGAAAGTTTGAGCGTGCGGCTACCTGCCATTAGTCAAACCTCTTTACTATTTCGGAAAATCCTTCTTCCCAACGTTTTAAGATTTCAGGCTGAAGGCTTCTCAATGTTGGATAAATAAACCAGCCACGGGAACCGCGACCCTCACGGCCTGACCACACTGGAAATTGCTTGTAACGATTTGAACCGAATTCAACACCGCCCCAAAGTTGTTGGGTCGTGCCGCCACCGCTTAATTTTTGACCAGCAAAACCAAATGAGATTTCACCAATTTTGGACGACTTAGAAACCTTTGAACCCTCAGCAACGCGATTGTCCAGGCGATTACGCGTGCGACTGCCAGCCGCCGTGATGATATGCCCACGAACATAATCGGCCAATGCTGAAGATTTCTCTTTGGCTTGTGAAATTGCTTCTTCGTCCATTGCTTTGAAAGAACGGGTAATGGCACGCAATTCCGCTTTGTCGTAACTGATTGCATCAGTTGCCATTTGCCCGCCTCTCCAAAATCTCTATTGCAGTCAGTATATCTTCAGCCGTTTCAAATTCTGATTTTGGTAATCCAGTCGCAATGACCAATTCCCAAATGATTCGGCTTAGACTTCCGACTGCAAAACTTTTGGGTCTGTCTCACCAACTACCACGTCAGAAATTGTTTCTGTCCATGCTTCGATTGGCTTCACTGGTTTGCCAGCGGCTTCCCGCTTCATGGCGTGATAAGCCAAAAAGACCAAATCGGATATTCCGATTTTATCTTGTGCTTGACTGATCGTGTGACCTGTGTGCTTTTCCCACTTCACCCACTCAGGTGGAGCAGCCACAAACGTGGCTGACTCCCCTGAGTTATATTCAATTGTTATTGGTAGTTTCATTTTGTCTCCCGATTGTTTGGTTTAACTGAAGTTTTCTGAAGGTGTTCCAACGACAACAAATGACATTGAAACGGTTTGTGCATCAGGTGCAGCACCGCCCGCACTTGGATAAACTGGCAACACTGAGAATGTAAAGACTGCTCCAGTTGATGCGGTCAAAACTGTTGTGATTCCTGTGTTTGGTGCTGATTCGGTAACGCCCCAAAGTGTTTCGCACAATGAAGGTGATGCGCCCCAGTCTGCAAGCATCTCAACTGCAAAAGTGAATTCATCATCAATGTGGCGATTGACTACACCGTCAAGGGTTTGATAACGAACCATTGTTGGTGAGTTGCTTAGAATTGCTGAAGTTGCTTGAGCATCAAAGTTATTGCCACCAATAGTAAAGGTGACATCGCGCCCAGTTATTACTGTGGTGGCCATTTCTTCTCCTTCTTAGATTGTCTGTGTGTAGTAAGTTGAAACGTTGATGTCAGCCACAAGCATTGGGGATTGCCCAACCTCCAACACTGTTGGCTTTTCAACAACGTCAACAACGTATCCCGCGGGCATTGCCGCAAGAATTCCGATTATTAGTTTTTCCAGGTTATCTAATGAACCTGCGTTGCTATTGGAAGCAACAATGGCAGTGATTGCAAAATTAAGTTTGACTTTTGTTTGTGCTTTACCAATTAACACAACTTCCATGTAAGGTGAATTTGGAACGCACACGATCGCTGGTGGAATGGGCGATTCGGGAACTGATGCGTACACATTGGCAGACAATGCAGAAAATGCGTTGGCCAATGCGGCGCGGGTGTCAGCAATTGTTGATGCGGTCATTGACAAATCGTTTCAACGTCAAGAAATGGCTGAAGTAATGTGCTGACACGGTTGGTCAAACTTCTACCCATGCGATATGGCGTGCTGGCAAAATCTACGCCCTGGATTTCTCCACCAGCGGCCACGCGTGATTGAAAGACTTCAACGCTGACTGCCAAAATGGCTGATTCAATAGGTGGGGAATTGGCGTAAATATCAATGGCTGAATAACCTGAAAGTGTGGCCGTGCCTGTTGGGATAATGTCGCGCAAGGTCACATTTGCACTTGTGATTGCAGCGGTGAAATGAAACACGCCTGTTTTAACAACGGTGACTGTTGCGCTAAAAGGTGCGGGTAATCCCGTCACAATAATTGATTGACCAGCAACAAAATGGTGTTCGCGTTGAGTGTAATAAATTGCCACGTTGTCTGTTAATTCATAAGCATTGACTGCGTTTGTATTTGCAACCAACATTGGCAAAATGACCGCTTCAGCGGTGTTGATTATTTCGTCCAGGTAACTGTCAGGATATAGGGAAACGGAAACACCAAGAATGCTGCGCAATTGCGCGGTTGAAACAATACTTGGCATTTCCGTCCCTTTCGTCTGCTGCGCCACGTTCGGGAGTGACCGCGGCGCATGATTAGTTTTTTACTTGTTGTTGCGGAATGCTCCACCAGCAAGTTTGATTGCACAAGCACCGAATGAATAAACACCAACGTTAATTGAACCGTCAGCAGTTGATTCAGCGCGTAGTTGATAGTTATTGCCTTCATACCATGTGTATGCAGCAGGGTTTACAACGATCATTGAACCGTCATCACTTCCAGCAGGTGCAGCAAAATCAGCATACAAATCAAGGCCAGCGACATTTCCACGTAATGAATCTGGACGCAATGCGCCACCAGCATTTTGTGGTTGAGCCGCAATGTAAATTGGACGGCCGTTATCGTTTAGTGCCATTGTGTTTGCCCACTGGCTTGCACCCATAACAATGTTTTGCGCAAATCCTGTTGTGTTTGTGTAAACACTTGCAGCACCGCGTGAAACAAATGCTAGTAATTCAGCAGCAGTTGGAAGTGCTGACAATGTTGTTCCGTCAATAGTTGCGTTCGCAACAAGGATTGATGAAACATAAGCATTTTGTGCCTTAGCCATGGCCGCAACCATGTTACGAAGCAACTCATCATAAAAAAGTGGTGAAGTGCGTGTGAGCAATTCCACCGTGAAATTTTGTTGACCTGCAAATTTCTTCACTGGCACTGAGATGAATGCTGATTCCATGTTGGTGTCAGAAAATGCTGAACCCTGAGCCGTTTCGGCCACTGTTGGAACAACTGTGATTTTTGGAATTTCAAATGTCATACCAGCATCAGGCAACGCCCCACGGGAGATTGCTTCAATGCTTGGACGAATTGTTGTTGATAGGCCGTTGACAACTTCTGACAACTGACGTGTTGGAACAAGTCCAGCGGAATCTGTTGTGTTGTTATCTGCTGCCATTAGATATTGGCGTGCATCTTCGTTTCCTAGTGCAGCAAGAACCTTGTTTTCAAGATACTTCGCGGCAGTAACTTCAATGCGTGGCTTTGTGAATGAGCCACCGATTGCTGGTTTTGCAGCAGCGGTGATTGACTGTGCGGCTTCTACCGTCTCAACGGCTTCCGCTTGTGTGACGGTGTTGTCCACTTCGTCTCCTTCTGTTGTTGGTGTTTCTTCTGTCCCAATTGTTGAGTCAGAAACCTGTTCTTCATTTTCTTCATCAGCGGTTGTTGCCGCTACTTCAGTCACACGCGCGCTTCGAATGGCGGGTTCGCTTGTAAGTGCTACGCCTGACAATTCGCCTTTTAAAATGCGAACGGTACCGTCTTTCAAAGTTTCATATTCGTCATAAGCAACTTCAACGCTGAAACCGTCACGCAAACCTTCTTGGGCTTCAACAAGTGCATCAGTGCCAGCAGTTGTGTTTGCAATTTTGAAAGTGGCTTCAATTCCAAATTCCGTTGTTTCAATGCTCAGTGTTTTACCGATTCTGCGTGTGCGGTCGTGTTCCAAGTTGAGCAAAACTGGTGTTGCATCAATTGAATTTTTTGCAAATTGCACTTTTCCGATTGATGCATTGCCTGTTTCGTTAAACGTAACAATTCGGCCACTGATCGTTCGACTATTAGAATCAGCCGCGGTGATTGTCATTGGTGTGATTACTTTTTTCATAGCAGCATATCTTCTTCCTCACGAATTTCATCAACGCTCATTGCGCCAATGCGGTTCAAGATTTCATAAACTTGCGCACGCTCATAAGGATTGCCACGCAAGAAATCGTCAAGGTCAAACGAAACACGATTTCCAGCAGGCGTGAAATCCTGGAATGAAAGGCGTTGTTCCAAAATTGACATGTAATTTCTAAAAGCAAAGTCCACCAAATCGCGCCTTTTGTCTAAGGCGTTTGAATATGTAAAACTGGATTGTTGTGAGTCGGTGAAATACGCTGGAAGTCCACAAGCGCGGCTTAATTCTAAGGCCACGTAGTTTCTTGCTTCATTTAGTTGAATGCTCTTAGGGTCAAAGCCTAAAGTTTCCAAAGTTACGTCAGCATTTAAAAATGCAGTTGATTTTGAAGCACGTGCAGTTTTCCAAGCACTTAGCAACTTAGCCACACGATCGGCTGGCAATGATGTGCCATTTGATTTCAAAACCATTTGTGGAATTGGTTCAACCGCGAAATTCATTGCAGCCTTTTCCAATGCCGCGGCTGCACGGATTGTGCGACCTGCACGCGATAACAACCCTTCTTGTTGGCCAGCGAATACGACCAAATTTGTTGCATCAACGTATGAGCCGTCAATTTGATATGCCGTGATTTCTGTTCCAAGTAAATTTGTTTGAATTGTTACGCGTTCAGGCGCAACACGTTCCATTGCACGGATTCTTCCCGTGTCAGCGTACCTATCTAAAACAAAAGCATAAGCATTTGGAAAAAAGAACAAATCGGAAATAATCCAAGCCCAAAATGTTGACCCTGGAATTCTTGGGTCAGGCTGATTGATTACGCGCGGTTGTGCGACTTTCTCACCAGTTGCTTCATTTCGTGTATGCATTGGCAGTGACGAAATTGTT